CAGCTTTTGCGATAGCGGCCCGTCCTGAACGGCGAGCGCGCGATGCAAAAGCCAAGCGCAAAAGCAACCGCTTCAGCCAAGCCGTTGAAGCGATAAACGATGGTGCCTTGCGGCTTGACAGTCTCCGGCGCCGCGCCTTCGCGCCCATCGACGAAAATTGTGTAATCCAATGGCGCGCGGCGCGCATTCTGCAACCGCGCAACGTCCGCCCGCGCATAACTGGCAAGCGCCGCGGATTGCGCTTGTGGGGTTAGGTGTTGGCTCACAAAAAGCTTGACGGAACGGGAGAAACTCATTGCGAAGCCTTCACCCGGTCCGAATGCGCGGCGAAAAACTCACCGTCAATCGCGCGTAAGCCGTCAAGCAGTAATTCGCGGTCGGCGCCATAAATGCCGCGATGATCGGCCCATGCCAGCGCGGCGCGAAATGGCGTCTCGCTCGGCATCATTGGCCCCATGCCACCCGCAATCCAGGGGCGCTCACTTGAGAGCCCCTGCCATGCAGCCCAGAGCCACACCAGATCAGGGCCAAGGGCGGGGGGCTTTGCTTCATCATCGCCAAGCGCTTCGATTATTCCTGCGGCGCGGCTCCAGCGGAATTGATGGGCCGCGAATTGCCGGAGTTTCCCAAGGCTTCCTCGCGGTCCGCCGCACGGCGGTCAGTCGCAATCGCCACCGCTTCACGGGCCAAATCCAGCAATGGCCGGAAGCGCTCAGTCAGCGCCATTTCCCGATATTCCTTAATGGAGATCGGGCCATGCTCGCCTTCAAGGTTCCGCACCCCAAGCACTAGGCGCGTAAGGATCAATTCATCCTCGGCAATCTGAACCGTTGACGGCGGCAGATCGGAAATGCCTTGCCGGGATTTCAGGCGGCCATCTTCGCGGGCCTTGCGGACCAATTCACGGTAAGCGACCGAAAGCGCATCAAGGAATGACGCATCGCGGGCCTTCACCAGCAATTCCATGTCAAGGTTTTTGGGGTCGGGATTTACCCAAACGCCATCGGTAAGCGCAACGGTATCGCGCTCGAACATGCTAAGCTTTGTCATTGAAACCTCTGCGGGGTGGCGGGTGGCGGGAAGGTGGGGCTACCGGCGACCCGCCGTGCCGGTAGCCCCTGCTCCGCGCGGGAGCATCGCGGCCAAGAAGCCGCGATCTTGTTAGGCGGCGAACCGATCAATCTGAATGGCGGGCAATGCGAGGTCGTTGCCGCCTTCAATGTCGAAACGCGCCAGAATAGCTTGGTTCGGACCGCCGACCTGAATGTTCGGGTTCATCAGATTGGCACCGGGCAGGGTGAAGATGTAGTTATTGCCCTGCGGGTCACGCTTACGCCACGCCACGCGCGAGCGCGTTTCGTTCTTGAATAGCGCGTATTGCGTGAAGTCCTTGAAATAGAGTTCAATCTGGCCGGCGACTTGCACCTGGCCCCACCGCGCGCCCTGAGCGGCGGCGCTGCCCATGCCGTAATCCATGCCAGCGCCTTCGCGGGATACCGTGAGCGCCACAGAATTGACAGCGGCAGACAGCGCCGTGTCATCAATCTGCACGCCACCGAAGGCCGCAACGCTATCGAAGAAGCCGCCGGTCGGCGCCGCAGTTACCGTGCCGTTGCCAGCGGCGGCAATCGCGCTCACTTCATCGCGCGCCGCGATGTTCAGGCTACCCGTGAAGAATTGGCCCGTGCCGCCAGACAGCGACAGCGAAGACACCATGGCGCCCGCGTAGCGCAGCCAAAGCGCAGCGGCGAAACGGTTTTGCAAGTGGAAGCTTTTCACAAGGTCGCCATTGCGCAGCATCCCGGCATTACGGACAGACGCCGCCGTGCCCGCCGGGGTTTCCGTGCTGGCGATGGTCTTGCCGGCAAGGGTGAGGCTTTGGTTATTCGTCTTGGTGGCGATGCGATAAAAGCCGTTGTTGGCGCCGCTGCCAGCCGTAAAGCCGCGCAATTCAACCCACTGGCCTTCGAGCAAGTTCTGAAACTTGTTCGACGTGGTGGAGGAAAGCACGTTTGTGCCGGTGGTGACGGTAATGTCTGCCGCAACGCCCGCGATGGTTTGCGCCGCCGACCAATCGCCGCCAAGCGCGCCCGCGAAGAAATCGTCGAACGTGCCATAGGACAGGTTGAAATTGATAGCGCCGCTGGCCTGTTCACTTTGCGTCACAGAAGGCGACACGCGGCGGGTGCCGGTGATTTCATTCGGGCGCGTGCGGGCCTTGCTGCCCGAGAGGCTTTCGCTGGTAATGCGGAGCGCGGTGAATGCGCTATTCGGCGCCGTTCCCCAGGTTGCTTCCGGCACATAGGAAAGCGTTGTTTCAGTCGTTTCAATACCGGCCTGATAGCCGGTGACAGAACCGCTCATGCTCTAATTCCTTTTCAGGTTCTGCGGCTGGGCCGCGTTGAAGCCCGCGCTATGCAGGCCGGTCCGTGTAGGTCCATTCAACCGTGACGGTCAGAACCCACCACTTCCCGTCTTCGCTGGGGACGCCAGCGCCGATGGATGCGCGGCGATAGACGGTGTACCCGACCACGCCGCGATAAATATTCGCTATGTCTTTCGCCACTTGGCGCGCGGTGGCGCTGCCTGTGCCGAGCGGCACGATGACATGCACCATGAAGGTGCCGCGCTCTTCCCACGCGCCGTTGCCGAGTTCGATTGGCTCCAGCACATCGCCTTCAGCTTCAACCGAAAGCCAAGCCGCCAAGTCAGGCGCGGCGAATGCCTCATTCGGCCATTCGATAGGATAGGGCAGCGCGGCGGCTACAAGGCGCGCTCTGGCGTCGTTCCAAGGTTCCGGGCTCATGTATCACCCGCCCCGCACATGAAGGGCATAGGCGACCGCCGTAGAGGCAACCATGAGGGGGTTGCAGCCAAGCACAGCCCAATTCTTTCCATCAATCGCCACAAAATCCCCTTTGACCGGGGGCGCAAAGCCCGCCGACGCCAAGACCGGCGCGGCGTTGATTGTCATTTCAGCATCGCCATTCATCACCCCGCCCGTGATTTCTTCCGGGCTGAAGCTGCGCAGCCATCCCGTCACGGCGATTTCCGTGAAGGTGGTTGTCATTGCTTGCCGGCGGCGCAGCGTGGCCGGGCGGCCAAAGCGCGCAATCAGACGCGGCACGGCTGAGGTGATGCTCACGCGCCCATCTTTCGCCACGGCGCCAGCAGCGCGGCGGCTTCAATCGGGATGGCTTCAGTCCCGGCGCGCGGGTCGAGGTATGAGACGGACCCGACACCATCGGCGCTCTCGGAGCGGATGCGCGGATCGCGGCCGCGCGCGGTTTGCAGGCCAGCCAAGGTGGCGAGACATGCGCGCTCAATGTCCTGTGGCAGATCGGTTAGCAGCGCATAGCCCGCCGCGTAGGTGACTTGCACCACCGCCGCGCGCCATTGGATGCGATAATCGCCAGAGAGCCGATAAAGCAGCGAGCCGTCGAGTTCGTAATCTGTCGCGGCAAGCGTGGTGCCGTCCTCGATGACTGAGGTAATGGCCGGGTTCAGATCGCGGTCGAGAATGATGCACGGCAGATCGACGCCGCGCTCAGTCTGCCGCACGGTTGCCCGGCCAAAGCCTTCAGGCCGCCCGCAATAGCGCGCGCAAATATCTGACGCCTGGCCAATGAGTTCTTGCAGGCCGGAGGTCGCTTCCGAGATAGCCAATTCGCGCGCCGCCGTGGCCAGCACGGTGAGCATGTTTGTGGCCGGCGGGGTTGTGACTGTGATCATGGCCTTGCCTGGGCTGGAATGAAGCCGCCGCGTGATGCAGCCGGGGTGAAAGTCCTGCCCTGAGCCGCTTGAAAAGCAGCGCGGGCGAAAGAAGCAGAGAAAGCACCGCGAGAAACCGCCAGAGAAGGCGCTTGGCGGGATTGCGCCGCATGGAAAGCCGGACGTAGCAGCGCCGCAACCAAAGCCGCCCTTGCGCTTGCCACGGGCAGCGCGAAACGGTTTGTCGCAAGATTGAAAACCCCGCGATTGAGAGCGGGAATAAAAACGCCGCGCGAGAGCGGCAGATTGTTGGCGATAGAACCCCAGGCGTTGCCCCAGGCCTTGCCCCAGGATTTACCCCAAGCCGAGGCCATTACACCGGCCCGAAGGGATCAGCTTCAGTGCCAGCGCCATCCACAGTGACCGCGTTCACCTTTCGGATGTCCGCATGGATCGGCTCTGCCTGCGCCGCCGCCAGCACTGCCGCCGCGTTCTGTGCGGCGGTAGGAATGCTACCGCCCGCCGTGACCACGGTTGAAGCCGCAGACTGGATCAGGAGGGTTTGGACGCCGGCAGTATAGGCAATGGGGTCTCCGCCTGGTCCGCCGATGAAGTTGCCACCTGCGATTCGGGCGACGTAATCTCCGGTTGGGAAGCGAAGTTGCCACGCCCCCAGTACTTCGACGGTGAGGCCGACCTGAACACCGGGGCCAAGGTTATTGAGCCCTGATCCGCGTCCGATTCGGTCATAGATGATTCCCTCCTCACTTGCCTGCGCTGCCTTCACCGCAGCGTAAAGCGTGGCGCAATCAACATCCGCGACACCCACATCCACATCAATGCGGGACGTCACGAAATCAAAGGTGAAAGGCGCGGCGTAATAGGCCATTAGACATCACTGTTACGGCTGGCATTGACGCTGCCGCCCGCATTCGTGATGGAAAGCGTGGTGCTGAACGGCACAATGGGCGAAGCGCCGGACCCGTTGCGCACATCTACCCGCGTATTGAAGTTGCTGGCGTAGATGAAGGTGACGCTTTCCGTAGCACCCGCCGCCTGCCGGTCAATATACGGCACGAAAACATCATCCGCCGTGACGATGTTGCTGGCGAGTGCCGGCGAAAGGCCGTTGAAGGTCTTAGTGCCCGCATTGAAGGAAGAATAGGTGTAGCGCAGGCCCTTGATGCGAATGACGCCCGCCGAAGGCGTATCGGTCTTGATGCTTTCCACCACAGTCAGGGCCGTGGCGCCAGCGCTGGCAGCGACCGGCGTGTATTCATCCTTCAGCAGCCCGCCCGATCCGTTATCCCGCGCCACCAAAACCCGGTCGCCGGAAACCAGATTGCCAATCGTAATGCCGATAAGGGTTGGCGGCACCTGCGCGGTGCCGTCATGCGCGATAAGCTGATACCGTGTACTTTCAGCCGGCAGGACGCCAGTGATGAACCAGCCCTGCGCCACAAAGAACGTGCCGCCCGCGAAGGTGCCGAAGGGCGCCGATGGGATTTCAGTGTAAGCGGCATTCAGAACGCGATACCGCCAGCCGGGAATGCTATTCAAGGTGGCAGCGCTATTCTCGCGCGTCAGGTATTGAAGGTACTGATACGCTTCTTGCAGGGTGCAGGAATTGGAAAGGGTAATTGTGCCCTTGTACAGCTTGCCGCCATTGCCGTTGCCCAAGTCTTGCGTGGTATCGCCAAAGGCTACCGCCACCTTAGTTGAAAGAAGCGCCGCCTGTGCCTCAGTCAGTAGGATATTGCTGTCAATCGCGGTTGAAAGCGCCGCGTTGCTTTCGCCACCAGCCGAAAGCCCAACATCGAAGTGCGAGTACGTCTGGCCCCACTTGCGGCTAAAGGCTGTCACGTTGCCGCTATCAATGAAGGCGTTTGCAGTTTTGACCTTCACCAAAATCTGCACATGCCCATCAGCCCAAAACTTAGTCAGCTTGGCCCCCGACTGCACCACATAAATCGGGCTTCCGGCCACAATCCCACCGATGGTTTTCAGGCCCGAATACTGGACAAAAGCGCCCTGCTG